CGCCCTGGCTGGACCCGGCCGCGCGCGAGGAGTGGCAGCGCCTGGCGCCGCTCCTGGGGCAGCTCGGCATCGTCACGGCGACCGATGCCGATGCGCTGGCCGCGTATTGTGTGGCCTGGGTGACGTGGAAAGAGGCGACGAAGAAACTCCGGGAGGGCGGCCTGGTCGTCAAGACCGACGACGGCAAACCGGTCGTGTCGCCGTACGTGAAGATCGCGCACCTCGCGATGGCGCACTGCGCGCGGCTCCTGGTCGAGCTCGGCATGACGCCGAGCGCGCGCGCCCGCGTGCAGGTCCGGCCCGACGCGCCGGCGACGGCGGCCGGCAAGTGGGAAGGGCTGCTGTAAACTGGCCGCGATGTCCGGCCGCCGCTCGAGCGTCCCGACGGCCAAGGTGCGGCTGATCAATCAGCTCACGCACACGAAGGGCCCGTCCGCCGGTCAGCCCTTCCGCCTGCGCCGGTGGCAGGAGCACCAGATCATCCGGCCGCTCTTTCAGATCGATCCGGCAACCGGCCGGCGCCAGTACCGGACCTGCCTGCTGATGATGCCGCGGAAGAACGGCAAGACGGAGCTCGCCGCGGCGCTCGCGCTGGATGGGCTGCTGTTCGACGGCGAGATGGGCGGGGAGGTGTACTCGGCGGCGGCCGATCGCGACCAGGCCGCGCTCTGCTTCAACGTCGCCGCGCAGATGATCCGCAACGATCCCGAGCTCACCGCCGCCTGCGAAATCATCGACTCGCAGAAACGGATCGTGCATCGGAAATCTGGCAGCTTCTACCGCGCGATTTCCGCCGAGGCCTACAGTAAACACGGCTTCAACGCCTCGCGCGTGATCTACGACGAGCTCCACGCGGCGCAATCGCGCGAGCTCTGGGACGTGCTCGCCTCGTCGACCGGCGCGCGCGCGCAACCGCTGCTGATCGCCATCTCGACGGCCGGCCACGACCGGCACTCGATTCTGTGGGAGCTCTACACCTACGCCAAGAAGGTGCAGGCCGCGCCCGAGCTCGATCCGTCGTTTCTCGCGGTGCTGTACGAGGCGCCGATCGAGGCCGATTGGACCGATGAGCGCGTCTGGCGCCGCGCGAATCCGGCCCTCGGGGATTTCCGCTCGCTCGAGGAGCTGCGCGTCGCGGCGGCGCGCGCGCGGGAAATCCCGGCGCAGGAGAACGCCTTTCGCCGGCTGTACCTCAACCAGTGGACGGAGCAGGAGCAACGGTGGATCGGCCTGCCGGCCTGGGATGCCTGCCGCGTGGCGATCGATCCGGCCTCGCTCGCCGGCCGGCGCTGCTATATCGGGCTGGATCTGTCGACCACGACCGACCTGACGGCGGCCGTCGCCGTGTTTCCCGATGACGACGGCGTCGGCTGCGCCGTCCTCCCGCACTTCTTCTGTCCGGCCGATCGCATCCAGGCGCGCACCGCGCGCGACCGGGTCCCGTATGACGAATGGGCCCGCCGCGGGCTGCTGACGGCGACGCCGGGGCCGACGGTCGACTACGACCGGGTGCGCGCGCACTTGCTCGACTGGCAGGCGGCCTATCAGGTGCGCATGGTGGCGTACGACCCCTGGAATGCCACCGACCTGACGAAGCGCCTCGAGGAGATTGACGGCTTCGTCTGCGTCAAGATGCGCCAGGGCAAGGCGACACTCTCGGCGCCGAGCAAGGCGCTCGAGCAGGCCATCCTCTCGCGGACGCTGCGCCACGACGGCCACCCGATCCTCCGCTGGAATGTCCAGAACGCCGCCGTCGACATCGACGCGGCCGGCAACATCCAGCCGAGCAAGGCGAAATCGACCGACCGCATTGACGGCGTCTACGCGCTGGTGATGGCGCTCGAGGCCATGCACCGCGACCACACGGCGCCAGAGCCGCCGATCGAGCTCTACATCTTCGGCGGGCCCACGGCGTGAGCCGCCGCCCAGGCCGGCCGCCGCTCGACCCGACCGACCCGTCGGTGCGGCTGTCGGTGCGTCTTCCGGCGAAAGCCTACGACGCGCTGTACACGCGCGCGCGAGACGCGCGTCTGTCGTTTGCCGACTACCTGCGTCAGCAGCTCCGCCCCGGCGGGACCACGCCGCGCGAGGGGAACGCTCGACGCCGGCCGTAGGGTTTTTGCCGCAAAAACTCGACACGCGTCTGGCCGGCTCGCTACGATACCGACCGCGGAGTTCTGTCGGCAAAACTCGACCGGCGTCTGGCGGGCTCGCTACGCTCGGCGGGCAAATGCTCGACCGCGCCTATGCCGTCCTGCAGATCAAGGCGCTCGACGACGAGCGCCGGACGATTTCAGGGATCGCCTCGACCCCGACGCCCGACCGCCACGGCGACATCCTCGAGCCGCTCGGTGCGACCTTTCGCAATCCCCTGCCGCTCCTCCTCCACCACGACGGGCAGCGCCCGGTCGGCCAGGCGCACCTGACGGCGACGGCGGCCGGGATTGCCTTCACGGCCACGCTGCCGTCGGTGGCCGCGGCCGGCGCCGTGCGCGACCGCGTGGACGAGGCCTGGCAGAGCATCAAGGCCGGCCTGATTACCGGCGTGTCGATCGGCTTCCGCCCGCTCGCCGACGGGATCAAGGCGCTGGCCGGCGGCGGCGTTCGTCTGTGCAAGACCGAAATCTGTGAGCTCTCGCTCGTCACCATCCCGGCGAACGTCGACACGACGATCCAGATGATCAAGTCGTACGACGCGCCCCACCTGGCCGCGTCCGGCCGCCAGCCGCCCGGCGTCGCGGGCTTGAGGCCAGCCATGCCCCCAACCACGACCGATCACATTCAGAACCTCGAGCACAAGCGCGCCGCCCTCGCCGCGCGCATGACCGCGATCATGGAAACGGCGGCGGCCGACGGCGAGACGCTCGTCGCCGAGGCCGCGACGGAGCACGACGGGCTGACAGCCCAGGTCAAAAGCATCGACGCCGACCTCCAGCGGTGGCGCGAGCACGAAACCTTGCAGATCACGAAGGCGACGCCCGTGCCGGCGACGCCGGTCGTCACGCACACCCTCGCGCTGCCGCGCGTGTCCGTCCGTCCGAACGTCCCGCTGGGGACGGCCTTCGTCCGCCAGGCCTGCGCGCTGCTCGTGTGCCACGGCAACCGCTATGAAGCGGCCGAGTACGCCAAACGGTGGGACGACTCGACGCCTGAAGTGGCGCTGTCGCTGAAGGCGGCGATCGCCCCGGGCACGACCACCGACGCGACCTGGGCGAATCCGCTCGTCAATCAGACCATCTCGAGCGAATTTCTCGAACTGCTGCGACCGGCGACGATCCTCGGGCAGATCAGCGGCTTGCGCCAGGTGCCGTTCAACACGAAGGTGCCCGCGCAGACCGGTGGCGGCACGTACGGCTGGGTCGGCGAAGCCAAACCCAAACCGCTGACCAAGCTCGCCTTCTCGAGCGAAGTGCTCGGCATCACGAAGGTGGCGGGGATCATCGTCTTGACCGAGGAGCTCGTGCGGCTGTCGAACCCGTCGGCCGAGGCGCTCTGCCGCGCCGACATGATCGCGGGCATCGCGCAGTTCCTCGACTCGCAGTTCATCGATCCGGCCGTCGCCGCCGTCGCCGGCGTCAATCCGGCCTCGATCACCAACGGGGCGCCGACGTCCGCGGCGTCGGGCGCGCCGCTCGCGGACATCATGGGGCTGATCAACCATTTCGCGACGAACAACATCGCGGTCAACGGCGTGCATGTCATCCTGTCGCCGGCGAACGCGCTGGCGCTGTCCTTCCGCTCGAATGGGGACGGCTCGCCGCAGTTCCCGGGCATCGGCCTCAACGGCGGGGATTACCGCGGTCTGTCGTTTGTCGCCAGCCAGGCGGCCGGCACCAACGTGATCGCCCTCCAGCCGTCGCTCATCCTGTACGCCGACGACGGCGGCGTCACGATCGACGCGTCGCGCGAGGCGTCCCTCCAGATGGATTCCGCGCCGGCCTCGCCGGCGGATGCGACGACGGTGTACGTCTCGCTCTGGCAGACGAACACCGTCGGCCTGCGCGCGGAGCGGTTCGCCAACTGGAAGCGCGCGAACGCGAACGCGGTCAAGTACCTGACGGCGGCGGCGTGGCCGGCGCCGACCGGCCTCTCGGCGAACGGCGACACCGCGGCGGCGAAGAAGTAGCACGCCCGGAGCGCCGATGCGGCTGTTTGGCTACGAGATCACCCGCGCGAGTCGAACCCCGGCGACCCTGTCGCCGGGGCTCCCCCACGGCGGGTGGGTGCCGGTCATCCGCGAGCCGTTCACCGGCGCCTGGCAGCAGAACCAAGAGATCACGACGCCGACGGCGCTCGCCTATTTCGCCGTCTACGGGTGCGTCACGCTGATCACGAGTGACATCGGGAAGCTCCACCTGCAGCTCGTCGCCGAAACGTCGCCGGGGATCTGGGAAGCGACCACCAACCCCGCGTACTCGCCCGTGCTGCGGAAACCGAACCGCTACCAGACCATCCACAAGTTTGTGGAGTCGTGGATCACGGCGAAGCTCACGGCGGGCAATGCCTACGTCTTGAAAGAGCGCGACGCGCGCGGCGTCGTCACGGCGCTCTATGTGCTCGATCCGCTGAAGGTCGAGCCGCTCGTCGCGCCCGACGGCGCGGTCTACTACCGCCTGCGCGGCAATCCCCTCATCGGCCTGACCGAGCAGGCCGAGCCGCTCGTCGTGCCGGCGCGCGAAGTCATTCACGATCCGATGGTGACGCTGTTCCATCCGCTCGTCGGCGTCACGCCGCTCTATGCCTGCGGCCTGGCGGCGCAGCACGGGCTGACGATGCAGACCAAGTCGGAGCAGTTCTTCCGCGGCAACTCGCACCCCGGCGGCGTGCTGACGGCGCCCGGCGAAATCGGCGACGAGCAGGCGGCGCGCATCAAGGCGTATTGGGAGGAGAACTTCACCGGGGCCAACGCGGGCCGGGTCGCGGTCGTCGGCAAAGGCCTGAAGTACGAGGCGATGACCGTCACCGCGGCCGACGCGCAACTGATCGAGCAATCGACCTTTACCGCGCAGCAAGTCTGCACGGCGTACCACGTCCCGCCGGCGCTGCTCGATCTGCCGGGCTCGGGCGGTATTACCGACCTCGAGGCGCTGCTCCAGAAATACCATTCGCAGTGCATCCAGACGCTGCTGACGAATTTCGAGCGGTCGCTCGAGGAAGGGCTCGAGCTCAAGGCGCCGCACGGCGTGGAGTTCGACATCGACGATCTGATCTGGATGGTCACGTCCACGAAAACGAAGGCGGCCGCCGAGGCGATCGGCGCCGGCGCGCTCTCGCCCGATGAGGCGCGGCGGAAGTGGTTCGGCCTCGGGCCCGTCCCCGGCGGCGACACACCGTACATGCAGCAGCAGAACTTCTCGCTGGCCGCGCTCGCCGAACGGGACGCCGATCAGCCCTTCACCAAGGCCGCCGCGCCGGCACCGGCGCCCGTCGCGGCACCGGCCGACGGCACCGAGGCCGAGGAAAAGGCGTTCGACGTCGCGCTGACGACGGAACTTGAGGGGCTGTATGCGGCCTGACGTGCTGGGGGCCTCGGTGGGGCAGGCGCTCCGCGGCGCGCTCGAGCCGCTTGCGCGCCGCGTCGCGGCGCTCGAGGCGCGCGACCCGCTCGCCGGGCCCCCGGGCCCCGCGGGGCCGCCCGGCCCGCCCGGGCCCGCCGGCCGCGACGGGAAGGACGGCGTCGGCCTCCGGTACCGCGGCGTCCATGTTCCCGGCCAGGCGTACGCGCCGGGGGACCTGGTCACGGCCGGCGGGTCGGCGTGGTACTGCCATGCGGCGACGACGGCCGCGCCCGGCGCGGCGCCGGACTGGCAACTGATGGTCAAACGAGGCCGCGATCGATGACGCTGGTGACCCTCGAGGACGCGAAGCTCGCCCTGCACGTCACGGACCCGGCGCGCGACGCCGAAGTCGCGCTGTATCTCGAGCAGGCGAGCGCCGCGATCTTCCAGTACATCGGGACGCAGGCCGATCCGACCTGGGACGAGACGACGGCGCCGCCGGTCGTCCAGGCGGCGACGCTGAAGCTCCTGGCACATTTCTGGAAGCACCGCGGCGACGATGCCGCCGACGATCACGACGAGAAAATCTGGGAGGGGCTCTCGCGCCTGCTGATGCGGACGCGCGACCCGGCGCTGGCCTGATGACGACGATCGGCGACACGGAGCACCGGGTCACCTTCGACGCGCCCGGCCCGCCGCTCCCCGACGGGCGCGGCGGCTTCACGTACACGTGGGTGCCGCTAACGCCGGCCACGTGGTACGTCCACATCCAGCCGGCCGCGGCCGGCGCCGGCGAGCGCCTGCAGGCGCCCGGCGCGATCGTGACGCACACGACGATCGTGGTGCAGGGGGCCTTCCATCCCGGCGTGACGGAGCAGACGCGGATGCACGATGCCGCCGGCCGGGTGTATCAGGTCAAAAGCGTGCTCAACGTCGACGCGCGCGGCGTCGAGATGCAGCTGCTGGCCGACCTCGAGGCCTGACGCCCATGCCGAGTGTCCTGCGGCTCGACGGCGTCGACGCGCTCCTCAGCGAGCTCGCGCGCCTGGCGCCCGACCTGATGGCCGAAACCCGACCCCTCCAGGCCGCGATCGCCGAGCGGACCGCCGACCAGGTGCGCGCCGCGCTCCCGGTGGCGACCGGCGCCCTGCGCGCGAGCGTCCAGGTCGTCAGGGACGGCGGCGCCGGGCCGGCGCGGCTCGTATCGCGGGTGGTCGTCGGCGCCGAGTATGCCGCGTTCGTGGAGTTCGGGACCCCCTTCATGCCGCCGCGGCCGGTGTTTGTGCCGGCGACGCGGCGCGGCCGCGAGGCCTTCGCCGCCGCCGTGATCGCCCGAGTGCGGGCCCACGGCCTGGTTGTCGGCGGGGAGACGCGCGATGGCTGACACCGTCCGCGTGCATGACGCGCTCGTCGCCCACCTCGCCGCGGATGCCGCGCTCCTGGCGCTCTGCCCGGACGGCGTCTGGTGGGCCGTGCCGCCGCAAGGCGCGACGGCCGTCGTCGTCGTCGTGCTCATCGATCACCGCGATCAGCCGGGCCTCGACGCCACGACGCTGTACGAGCGCAGTGACTACCTGGTCAAGGCGATGATCCGCATGACCGATGGCGCGATGCCGCAGGGCGCCGCGGCGCGGATCGACGAGCTCCTGCACCACGCGGCGCTCGATCTGTCGCCGGCCGGCTACCAGGCGATGGTTTGTCGGCGGATCGAGCACTTCACGCCGCCGCTCACGATCGACCCGACAAACCAGGCCCGCTGGCGTCAAGAAGGCGGGCGGTACGAGCTCCTGAGCCACCCGACGGCGTAACCCGACGAAAGGACCGACGCGATGCGACACCACGGCAGTAAAGGGCAAGTCAAGATGGATCCGACCGGCGGCTCGACAGCGACGCCCATCGCCGCAATCGATTCGTTTTCGCTCGACATGGACCGAGACAAGGAGGACGTGACCTGTTTCGGTGACGCGACGAAGCGGTTTGTCCTGGGCCTCCCGTCAATCGAGGGCGAAATTGGCGGCGTGTGGGATGAAACGGTTTCGCCGGCCTTCCTGCGCGTCGCGCTCGGCGATGTGCCGGTGTTGCTCGAGCTCGTCCCGTCGACGCTGACGCCGACCCATTTCTTCACCGGGCTGGCGTACCTGTCGGCGAGCATCGAGTGTCCCGCCGACGGCGCCGTCAGGATCAGCGGGAAGTTTGTCGGCGCCGGCGATTGGACGCTGGAGCCGGCGGCGGTGCCGTGACCCCGCCGCGGGCCACCGTCAGCGGGGCGCTCGGCCAGATCAAGCGGGGGTACCAGACCGCCGCGGTCCTGACGGGCTGGCGGATCCAGCCCGTCGAGGCGAGCGTCGGCTGGCGGCTGACGGCGACGATCGAGGCGGTCAGCGCCGCGTGGCTGACGCAGCCGGACCTGGTGTTTGTCGTCGTGCACAAGGCCGGCGCGTGGCGCTGGCCGGTGGGATCGTGGGAGCAACGCGGCACGCAATTCACAGCGCAGCTCGGCCAGCTGCAGGAGTAGATCCGGTATGTCGATTCGGATGCGGCGCCAGGCGACCGACCGCCTGCCGCTCTCGCGGGAAGATTCACTGCTCGTCAAGCGGCACCTCACGGCCGGCGAGTATCGGGAGATGCTGCGGGCCTCGATGAAACCGCTCCCCGTGACGGCCGGCGCGGCGACGATCGAGCTCGATCCGATCGCCGCCAGCGAGGCGCTCGTGCTGGCCTATCTGCTCGACTGGACGTTCGCCGACGCCGACGGCCGGCCGATCGTCATTGCCGACCAGCCGCCGGCGACCGTGCGCGCCGCGCTCGCCGCGATCGACGGCGACGCCTACCTGGAGGTGCAGCGGGCGATTCAAGACCATCAGGCGGCGACGGCCGCAGCGCTCGAGGCCGAAAAAAAAACCCCGCCTGGAGCGGCCAGGCCCGACAGGATTTTGACCTCTGTCGAGTAATGGGCTGGACCTGGGACGATGTGCAGGACCTGCCGCAACCCGTCTATGACGAGCTCGTCGCCTATCTGCTCGACGAACAGGCGCGCGCCGCGCGGCGGTGACCCGTGGCGCTGAGTGCGACGTTCGTCGCCGATTTTTCGTCCTTCATGAGCGCGACGCGGGACGCCGTCGGCGCCATGCAGGGCTTCAAGCTGTCGGCCGAGGAGCTCGGGCCCGCCGCCGATCGCGGCCTGTCCATGACGCAGCAACAGGCCGAGCAGATGGGGCGCACCCTGCGCCGCGTCGGCGCCGACGCCGTCGCCGCCAGTCAGACGTTCATCGCGGCGTTCGCCGAGGAACAGGAAGCGGTCAATCGGCTCACGACGGCGCTCGAGATGACCGGCAACGCCACGCCGGCCGTGATCGCGGCCTACGGCGAGATGGCGACGCAATTCCAGAACACGACGAAGTACGCCGACGAGGCCATCACGTCGACGCAGGCCGTGCTGACGACCATTGGCCGAGTCGGCCCCGAACAGATGCAGCTGGCGCTGACGGCCGTGACCAACCTCGCCAGCGGCATGAAAATCGATCTGGCGACGGCCGCGAATATGGTGGCGAAGGCGATCGGCTCGGGCGGCGAGTCGCTCGGCAAGCTGAAAGTCGCCCTCGGCGACAGCATCAAGCCGGGCATGGACACGGCCGAGATGCTCCAGGCGATCAACGAGAAATTCGGGAGTGCGGCGCAGAACGAAATGCAGACCTATACCGCGCAAGTCGCGCAGTTGAACAACACGATGTCTGATTTTCAGGAAATGATCGGCAAGGTCCTGGTGGAGAACCTCTCGGGGCTGCTCAAGGCGTTTCGCGAGCTGCCCGAGGGTGTGCAGAAGTTCACGGTGGCGGTCGTGGGGATCGGGACGGTGATCGCCCCCGTGCTGGTCTCGCTGGCGTCGCTGGTCTCCATCCTGTCCACGACGGGCATCGGCGCCGGCCTGACGACGGCGATCACGGGCATCATCGCCCTGCTGACCGGGCCGGTCGGGTGGACGGTCGCCATCGCGGCCGTGCTGGGGGTCGTCGTGTACAACTGGGACGCGATCGTCGAGTACACGCAGAAGCTCTATACCGGCGTCAAGACGTGGCTCGTCGACAAGTTCACCGGGATCGTGGACTGGGTCAAGCAAAAGACGACCGCCATCGCCAACGCCTTCAAGGCCATGTATCAGGCCGTCGTCGGCGGCTCGTACGTGCCCGACATGATCCGGGGCATCGACGAACAGTTCGGCAAGCTGGATCGGTCGATGGTCGCCCCCGCCCAGGCGGCCACGGACGAGGTGTCGCGCGCCTACCAGGACATGCAGCAATCATCCCTCGCGGCCACGGCGATGCCGTCGGCCGGCCGGCTGCTCGGCGCCGCGGCCGGCGGGGGCGGCGGGACGACGATCACGAACACGTTCACGATCACCGGCGGCGGGGTCCAGGACATCGCGCGCCAGGTGATGGACGAGATTACCCGGCAGATGCGCACGCAGCGCAAGCTGCCGACGGCCTGACGACCACAAGGAGCAGACGCCACCATGCCGATCACGCAAGCAGGCAAACAGTTCACCGCCGCCGACCTCCAGTCCACCGCCGGCACCCTCGCGTCCGTGTTCCGGGACATCGCGCAGGACGGGCTCGACTTCAAGGCGCAACTCGAAACATGGCCCGACGCCGACCTGGTGACCCTCGGGCTGACGCAGGACGAGATCAACGCGATCAAGGGCTTTTACGTGGGCGACCTGCCGGCGATCGCCGCGGCGCTGCAGGCCTCCACGTGGATCAAGCAGCTCCTCGGGACGGGCGTCTAGTCACCCGAGAGCGAGAGGGTCTGAACGATGGCGAACCCGCTGGATCGCACGTGGTACAACGCGCTCGTCAATGACGATGGCAGCGGGACGATCGGCACCGTGTGGAACAAGGAGCAAGTCGACGCCCTCATGGACGTGGTCGACGCGTCGCTGGTGCCGATCGTGGACCGCAGTGGATCGCCCGCCGCGGGTCAGGTCGCGCGCTTCACGGATGGCGACACGCTCACCGCCTCGCCGAGCGCCACCCTCGAGGCCACGCAAGCCGGCCTGACGCTGACCGGCACGTATCCGAACGTCGCGCTCGTGGACCCGGCCGCGCCCGCCGGCGATCAGTTGGTGCGTCTCGTCAACATCGGCAGCGCGTTCTTCCTCCTCGGACAGGGCACGCTGCTGCAAGTCTCACGGAGCGGGCTGCTCACCGTGACCGGGGGCGTGTCGGTGGCGAACGGCGCGCTCATCTTTCCCTCGACGCCCGTGCCGAATGCGGGCGTGACGACGCTGGACGAGTACCGGGAAGGGCCGTGGACGCCGAGCATCACGGGCGGCAACGGGGGGAGCGGCGTGACGTACGGACTGCGCGATGGGACGTACACCAAGATCGGGCGCAAGGTGGTCGCGCAGGGGCGTTTGTCCTTCGTGTCGGCGGGCACGATGGTCCCCCCAGATCTCTACATCACCGGGCTGCCGGTGCCCTGCGGCACCACGCCCGGCGTGCTGAACTTCAGTGCGTGCGATGGCGTGTCGACGAGCTATGCGTGCGTGGGCGGCAGCGTCCTCGCCAGCCTGTCGCAGTGTCTGCTCAAGTACGTCGTCCCGGCCGGCGGCATTGGCATGGGCGCGGTCCCGTACAACTTTCTGACGAACTCGTCGTACCTCGAATTTACGGCGATCTATCAGGCCGGCGCGTGAGGTAGGTTCGGCGATGCCGCTCGGTCCCGGTCAAGTCGCGCTGACACCGGCTCGCCTCCAGAAACTCCGGCTTGATGCGGGGCGGCTGAACGCGCTCCTGGCGCCGCCGCCGGCGCCCACGTCCCCGAGTCCCGCGCACGGCTCGAGCCGCGGGCCCTGGGCGCTGACGTGGGCCAGCGTCGGCGCGGGGAACTTCGACGTCTATTTCGGCACGAGCGCGACGCCGCCGCTGGTCAGTAGCGCGCAGCCGGCCGACGCCTATGCGCTCCCGCCGCTGACCGCCGGCCAGGTCTATTACTGGCGCATCGTCGCCCGCAATACCTTCGGGGCGACCAGCGGGCCCACCTGGTCGTTCACCGCGGCGGTCCCGAGCCCGCCCACGTCCCCGACGCCCGCGCACGGGGCGACGCACCAACCGAATAGCCTCACGCTCGCCTGGGTCGCCCCGGCCACGCTGGATCTCATCACCTACACGCTGACGGTCGACGCCGGCAGCGGCCCCGTGGTCGAGGCCGGCATCCCGGGGACGTCGTACCCGATCGGGCCGATCCCGAACGTCACGGTGGTGCAGTGGCGTGTCCAGGCCGTCAATAACGCCGGCCCGTCCACGAGTCCGACGTGGGGGTTCTCGACGTGGGCGCTCGCCGCGCCGACGCTCCTCTCGCCGGCGGACGGCGCCGTCGAAGTCTCGGCGTCGACGCTGCTCGTGTGGGCGGCCGCGGCGAACGCGCTGAGCTATGACGTGTATTTCGGGCCGGCGCCCACGCCGCCGTTTAGCGGGCAGACGACGGCCCCGTTCTACGACCCGCCCGGGCTGCTCCACGCCCGCACCACGTACGCCTGGCGCATCGTGGCGCGCAACGCCGGCGGCACCGTCTCGAGCGTCACGTGGTCGTTCACCACGACCGACCCGACCGAGCTCCACATCGAGATCGGGGGCGTCACGCCCCACATGCGGATCGCCTGGCTCGCGATCACTGACCAGCTCAACGACCGCCCGAACACGTGCGACTTCGTCGTCGACACCACGCCGCCCCACGTGGGGCAGGTCGTCACGATCGGCCTGGGGAGTCTCGCGATCCCGGATTTGATCTTCGCGGGCACCGTCGATCACGTCGAGGCCCTGTACGACCTGCGCCCAGCGCAGCACGCCTGGCGGGTGCGGTGTGTGGACTGGTGGCGCCGCTTCAACACGGACAAGATCACGCGGCACTATGACGCGCAATCGGCCACGGCGATCGCGAGCGATCTCGTGACGACGTTCGCGCCCGGGTTCTCCGCGGCCGGCATCGCCGCCGGGCTCCCGATCGTCAGCGGCGGGATCGATGTCATCCACGCCGATCTCGGCGAGGCCCTGCGCCAGCTCATGACGCGGGTCGGCGGGTACTGGTACGTGGACTACGGCAAGATCGTCCACGCCTTCCTCGAGGAGACGACCCAGCCCCCCGATGCGCTCGTCCCGACGCTCCCGAGCTTGATGCTCGATCCGCCCGTGACGCTCGGGCACGACCTCTCGCAGATCCGCACGCGGGTGCTCGTCCAGGGGGGCAGCAGTACCGCGCAGACCGACGTCGCGGCGGGGGGGACCGAGATTCCAGTCGAGGACGCCTCGTGGTACCGCCCGACCGGCGGCTTCGAAGTGGTGATCGGCCCGTACCGGATGCCCTACACCGGCACGTTTGCGGGCGGCAGCGGCTCCGTGGTGCGCGGGGAGGAAGCGCCGACCGGCGCCGCGGGGACCCCGGCGGCGGCGATCACGACCGGCGTCGGCGGCGTGCTCGGCCTCGTCAATTACGTCGTGACGTTCAAGAACGCCATCGGCGAGACGCTGCCCGGGCCCGCCTCGAATAGCGTCACGGGGATCCCGGTCGCGGCGCCCGGCAGTGCGCCCACGCCGGCGGCGGTGGCCGGCGTCGGCCGCCTGGCGGGGAGCTACTTGTACGCCGCGACCGTCGTCACGGCGCGCGGGGAGACGACGCTGGGGCCGACGGCGCCCTTCACGGCCACGCCCTTCGCGGCGCCCAGCGCACCGCCGGGCGTCGGTCTCGCGAGCGGCCTCGGGCACCTGATCGGTGACTTCAGCTACCGGGTGGCCTTTGTCACGGCGCATGGGGAGACGCTTCCTGGGCCCGCGGCGGGGCGCACGGCGATCGCCCTGGCGGCGCCGACGGGCCCGACCCTGAACGCGGGCGGGGTGGGGATCCTCATCGGCACCTACAGTTACCGCGTCACGTTTGTGACGGCGCTCGGGGAGACGACCGGCGGCACCGCCCAGGCCCGGACGGCGAGCGCCGGCGCGTGGAGCGGGACCGCGACCCTGGGCACCTCGGGGGTGGGGCCGCTCGTCGGGACGTACAGCTATCGGATCAGCTATGTCACCGCGTACGGGGAGACGCTCGGCGGGCCGGCCTCGATCGCGCCGACGCTGATGCCGGCCGCCGCGCCCTCCGTGAGCCAGTCGGGCGGCGGGTACCTGATCGACTATGCCGTGACGTACGTGCACCCGATGTGGGGCGAATCGGCGATGTCGGCGCGGACGACGGTGCAGACGACCGTGTTCAACGTCACCTGTAACGGCCTCCCCGCGGGCTGCGGCTGGAATCTCTACACGAGCGGGAGCAATGCCAGCGGCGGCGTGCTCTACAAGATCGCGGAGATGCCGAACAACGTCACGACGTTCACCCAGACCACCCAGACCGGCCCCGCGGGCAATCCGCAACCGACGATGGGGCGCGGCATGTCGATCGCGTTCATTCAGGCCGGGCCCGCGGACACGGTGGCGCGCCGGATTTATCGGACGAAGGTCGGCGGCTCGAGTTACTACCTTGTCGGCGAAATCGCCAACGGCATCACGAGTTTCGTCGACGTGGTCCCAGACAGTGCCCTCACCGCCCCCGCGCCGTACTTCAACACGAACGGCGAACGGTTCGCGGTCTCGGCGATCGCGATCGGGCCGAGCGGCGTCGTCGCGCGGCGCCTTTACCGCACGAAGGCGGGCGGCGCGAGTTACTTCCTCGTCGGCGAGCTCGCCGACAACACGACCTCGACGTACACCGACAACGTCCCCGACGATGCGCTCACGGCCTCGCTGCCCGTCGTGCACACCGCCGGCGGCCAGCGGCACGGCGTGACCGTGGCGCTCGGGCCGTCCGGCACCCTGGCGCGACGGATCTACCGGACGAAGGCCGGCGAGGCGACGTATCACCAGCTCGCCGAGCTCCCGGAGAACACGACGACGAGTTATGTCGACGACACCCCCGACGAGGGGCTGTCGGGGGCGGGGCCGGCCCTGGTGAGTACGGCGGGCGGGCTCAATGCGGACGTGGCCCTGCCCGTCGGGCCGGCGGGCACGACGAGCCGCCGCCTGTACCGCACGAAGGCGGGCGCGGCGGGGAGTCTCTTCTTGGTGGGCCAGGTGAACGGGAACGCCGCGGGGAGCCTGCTCGACGAGAAGCGGGACAGCGAGCTCGGGCGCATTGCGCCGAACGCGAACGACGCGGGCGCGTCCGTCGTGCTCGTGTCGTCGATTCCGATCGGGCCGGCCTCGATCACGGGGCGGCGCCTCTATCGCCGCGATGCGGCCGGCGTCTATCGCTTCGTCGTCGAGCTGAAGGACAACACGACGGCGACGCACACCGACGACAAGGACGAGGACAAACTGGGCGATGTCGCGCCGACGGTGAGTACGATCGGGGCGCTCCCGGGGACGACGACGCTGCTGGTCGCCGCCACCTGGCCCTTCCGGGCCGCCGGCGGCTGGATCACGTCGGGGAGTCAGATCATCCGGTATAGCGGGATCAGCGGCTCCACGCTGACGGGCATCCCGGCCAGCGGCCCAGGCTCGCTCGTGGCACCGCTCAAGTCCGGCGATGAGGTGATCGCGACGCCGATGATTATTGGTGTGATTAGTACGGCCCCGATCGCGCGCGGCGATCCCGTGGCCGTGCTCGAGCGGGTCGACGACCTGGCCGCGCAGGCCGACCTCGCGGCGCTCGAGGGGGCCGGCTCCGATGGGATCTACGTCCACGTCATCCGCGACCCGAAGCTGGACTACAGCATGGCGCACGCCACGGGCGTGGCCGATCTCGCGCTCTTCGCGCGGCCGATCGAGACGCTCACGTACGTCTCGCGGGATCCGCAGACCGGCACGGGCAAGACGATCCACGTCGATCTCCCCGGGCTCGGGATCCTGGGCGACTACACGATCCAGCAGGTGCAGATCGATCAGATCAGCGTCTCGCCCGG